GCAAAAAGCCTGCCGTGGTCGTTGCAAAGGTCAGGAAAAAGAAGACCAAGCGCTAATCGGTTTTGACGGCCATCGCAGTTGCGATGGATCAAGTCATTACCTTCTCAGCCTCCGCCGGCGTCATCGACGCCGAGGCCGGTATCATTCGCGGCGTCTCGCTAATCACCAAAGGGCCGGCGCTGGGCCACGGCGTGATGATTGACGACAAGACGCTGGAGCAGGTGAAAGCGGCCGCCGAAGAATACACCGGCGGGCTGAAAGTCGTTTTGAATCACAGCGGCGGCGCAGGAGACATCGTCGGATTTATCGACACGATGCGCATCAGCGGCGACAAACTTCTTGGCGATCTGCACTTGCTCAAGACTTCGCCGCATCGGGAATACATTCTGGAGATTGCCGAGCGCATCCCAGACACGTTCGGGCTTTCAATCGCGTTCTCCGGTCCGTCCGAGAAGAGCGCCGATAAGCTCACCACTTTGCAACGGTGCTCAGAGATCTTCAGCGTGGATATTGTAGGCACTCCTGCCGCAAATCCTAGCGGATTTTTTGCGCGCAAACTCAAGCAACTTGAGAGCGACGCCAGCGAGTCGCCGGAAGCAGAAATCAAAATCGAAATTCCTATGAACGACGAAATGAAGAAAGCCATCGAAGGCATGATTCAATCTGCCATGATGAGCATGAACGAAAAAGTCGCGAAGCTCGAAAGCGCTCTCGCTCCAAAAGAAGAAAAACCTGCCGCCATGAGCGCGCAGAATGAAGTCGTGCAGCTCGCGGCCAACACCGCTGCGCTCGCTGCCGTCAAAGAATTTGCCAAATCATTCGGTGCGCCAGCCGCTCCGATTGCCTCGGCTGAAGCAGTCAAACCAGTCGCAAAGGTCGAGAAATTCGAGGACGTCGTTGCCGCTAAAGCCACCGAGCTAAAGGGCAACAAATCCGAGGCAATCACCTTCGCGATCAAAAACCATGCCGAGCTTTACGCTGCCTATCGTGCGCGCGTGCAGGCCGGCGAACTCGTCAAACTCTAATCTAAACTACCATGGCAACTTCCTACCAAAACAGCGGCACGTTCGTCGCGAACGCGGCTATCACCGCCTTCCGCCTCGTGTCGATTTCCAGCAACCGCGGCGTCGGTCTTTCCGCCACCGCTTCCCTGCCTGACGGCGTGGCAACGATTGACGCTGCAAGCGGCGACCTCGTCACCGTTCAGTTCCTCGGCGGCAACACGGTCAAAGCCACCCTGCTCGCAGGGCCGGTCACCGTAGGTGACACCTTGTTCACGACTGCAAACGGCACCGTCGCCATCACCGGCACGATCACCGTGGGCAAGTCGCTTTCCACCGCCTCTGACGCTTCGGCCATCATCGAGATGCTGCCGAAGAATCTCTAACCCTTAAAAAATAAATTACCATGTATAGCAATTCAGCAGCAATCTTCCGTGGCGACATCGCCGGCGTAGTTGAGCAGGCAAAAGACTTCGAGGCCGGACTGATCGGCACCGCAGTCATGCCAATCCTCGACGTGCCAGTGCGCGCCGGCCAATACCCATCGTTCGTTCTCAAAGAGGGCCAACTCCTCAAGAGCGACATGAAGACCCGTTCGCCATACAGTGCTTACGCTCGTGGCACCCGCGCCTTCGTTCAAGACACCTACACGGCTCTCGAATACGGTTACGAAGAGGCAGTGGACGATACCGTCACCCTCGACGTTGCCCGCTTCTTCGACGCCGAAGTCATCGCCGCCAAACTCGCCAAGCGCAAACTTCTGCTCGCGCACGAGCTTCGCGTCGCTGCCAAAATCTTCGACAGCGGCACGTTCACGGCGACCAACTCGGGCACCGCCTACACGACCGCCAATCTGGCGACCTTCGATGTCGGCGCTGACGTTCAAGAAGCTCTCGACCGTTTGCTTTCCAAGGGCGAATCGACCACGAACACCAAGGTCGTGATTCCTTATCCAGTCTGGACCCGCATCCGCGCCAGCACGAAATTCCAAAACCGCCTTCGCGGCACCGGTCTTTCGACTGACACGATCCTGAACGCCAGCACCCAAGCGGCCGCTGAAGTCTTCGGCGTCGCCGAGGTTCTGATCGGTCGCGCTTCCTACGACCAAGCACCCGAGGGCGTTGCCTTCTCCGCTGCAAATGCGTGGGCCAACACCTTCATCTGGGTCGGCTCGGTTACGCAGGCCGGAGCCGGCTACTTCGGCGGCGGCGCTGGATTCACCCTGAACTGGTCCGAATATGGTCCAGCAATCGGCGTCTCGACCTATCGCGAAGAGGCGATCAAGTCGAACATCGTCCGCGCCTCGCAATACACCGCCGAGAAGGTGGTCAATGCGAACGCCGGTCAGCTGATCACCACGCAGTATTCCTGATCTTAACTAGGTTCGGTAAAACAGCCTCACGCTTCACGGCGTGGGGCTTTTTGTTTTGACCGGTCCGAGCGTTCAGCAAGACCTGAGGAACACACAACGAACATGATACTTTCCCTTTGCGTAATTGCTGGAAACGAGGCGGCACAAATCGGCTCGATGCTGGACAGTTTTGACGGCGTGATTGACGAGGTCTCACTCGTTCGCGCCATCGGGTCTCAGGAACCGGACGCGACCGAGCAGATCGTGCGCGACTGGTGCTTGCAGCACTCGGTCGGATTCGTGTTCTCCGAATATAAGAACGGCGCCACGGCGCAGGCGTGGAAGCACGTCGATTCGTTCGCCCGAGCACGCAACCAAGCGTTCGCGCAGGCGTGCGGCGACTGGCTAATTTGGGCCGACTGCGACGACGTGATTGCGGACGCCGAGAAGCTGCGGGACCGGCTCGCCGAGCTATCGGACGACGTGCTCATGGTTCGTTGTCCTTACGACGTGCGCGGCACCGGCAAGAAGCTTCACCGGGAGCGGATCGTGCGGCGCAGCGCATTTGCGAGCGGCCGCGTCTGGCACCACGACGTGCACGAGAATCTGCTCCTGCTTCCGAACGACCGGCATTTCGACTGGGCGACGCCGGTCTGGCATCATCAGCCGATTGCGATCAAGCAGGACAACCGAAAGCGCAACCTCGCGATCCTCGGGCGCAGCGTCGCCGAGTCCGCCACTCAGTATTTTTACATTCACCAAGAGCACTACTGCGCCGGCAACAAGACCGCAGCCGAGCAGTTCGGGCGCATCGCGCTTTCGTTCCCGAACCTCGACGACAGCTTCCGCTACGAGGTGCAGCTCAACCTTGCGCGACTCGTCGCTTCCCGTCGCGAGGCGATCCAGTTCGCGATGTCGGCGCACGGCGTTTTCCCGTGGTGCCGCGAAGCAATCGCATCGGTCATCCTGCTTAGCTTCGAGCGCAACGACGGCAAGCGCGCGAGCTTCTGGGCGTCGCGGATGCTGAGCCTTCCCGAGCCTACCGAGAAGGACCGGCCGTGGACTCATGAGGTCAAGTGGTATGGCTGGGCCGGGCACGACCTCGCGGCGCGTGCGTTCCGTCTCGCCGGCCAACTAGACGACGCGGCGGCGATGCAGCTCGTTTTCCACAAGCATACCCAGCCGAAGATCCGGCTGACGCAAAAGACGCTGGGGAACTCGACCAAGTCGGTTTCGTTCCGCGACGCTTGGCTCTCGACGGCGGCGCAGCCGGACCGGATCGAGCACCGCTTTCTCGTGCGCGCCGACGACGCCGAGACGATGGGCATGGCGAAGCAGTTTCTGCACGACGTAGGCGAGCCGAGCGCAGCCGAGCCGGGCGTGATACAGGTCAACGCCGAGGACGGCATGGTGGCGCCGCACGGCTGGGACGAGCGCATCCTTGCGAGCGGCTGCACGCTGATTGACGCCGAGAACATCGAGCAAATTCTGGGAGCAAAAAAGGCATGATTCCCGAGCCGGCAATCGTCGTCTGCACGACCAACGAGCGATGCCTTGAGGTGCTCAAGGCGTCGGTCAAAGCCTACGTGCCCCGGGAAATCCAAGCCTACTATTTCCACGGCGTCAGCACGACGTTCGGCCAGGCTTACAACCACGCGGCGGGGATTGCGTTCAAGGAGCACTCCGAGCTGGTCATCTGCAACGATGACATCGTGTTTACACCGACGACGTGGCGGACGCTTCTGGCCGACGTTGCGCTAATCAAGGAGGCCGTCTCCGATCTTGGCTACGTCGCAGCGCGCTCGGACTACGCGCGAGGCGCACAGAACATCCGTTGCGGCACCGGGCGCTTGGACTTTCTGCGATTCGAGTCAGAGCGCAGCATTGTCGAGACTCCGGTCATCGCGCCGATTTGCGCGTGGATTCACCGAGACGCGTGGGTCGATTTCCCGCCGATCAACTGGTTTTCCGACGACGTGCAATGCGCGGACATGAAGCGCAGGCACTTCGTTTCAAGGGCCTACGTCCACCACGTCGGCTCTCAGACGTGCGGCAACGACGCGGCCAAGTGCATGGCCGACGCCGAGCCGTGGCTCAAAGCGAACCGGCCGGCGCTGCACGCGATGCACTTTCCCGCGGTTTGACAATTCGAGCAATTGTATGGCCGCCGTCCGAGACTTCGACCCGACGCAGATAAACTCCGACTTCTCCGCGATCTTGGAGCAGGCCGGCATTTCGTTTACGTATCAGGGCGCAAGCATCACGGGTGTCTGGTCATCTTCGCGCAACGCGTTCGCTGAGTTCGAGGACCAACGCCGGGACGACTCGCGCTTCACCGTGTTCCTGCTTACGACGAGCGTGAGCGCCGTGCCGCAGGTCACGCAGACGCTTTCACGAGCCGGCATCACCTATTTCATCGACCGAGTCATGCTCGATGCCGAGGGCGCGGGATGTGAACTCGAAGTGCAAAAATCGATATGATCGAGATCGAGGCCAGTTTCTCGCGGCTAGAATTCCAACTAGCAAAGCTCGCCAACGCGGCGAAAGTGGACCTCGGACTGGTTATCAAGGAGGAGGCGAAATACGCGATTCAGACCATCGTCAAATTCACGCCGCCGAAACAAAAAGCGCAAGGCGTCAACGCGGTGCGTGCTGACTTTAGTAGTCTCGCCGATCCGCTGGTGTATCAAAACCTGCAGGCCAAGGCGACCGAAGGCGGATTTTACAAATCTATGGCGCGATACGTGCGCAACCGGAAGGTCGAGAAACTGCGGGCGCTTCTGCGAAACCCGAATCTTTCATACTACTACGGCATGAGGCTTTTGGAGAGCGAGGACGCGATTTATCAATACAAGAAAGAACAGCAAACATCTTGGCGCAAAATCAAAGGCAGACCGCAAGTCCTCGCCTTCGGATTAGATTTTCGTCGTGCGCGAAAAACGATGGAAGACCGCGTGGGCTGGACAGTCAGCGGATGGAACTCATCTGCAAAGGTGACAGGTGCGCGTTACAAGAAATTCAGCGACAAGCTCAAGCCACAGGCGAACGGCAACAAGCTTTTTGGCTCGGTTCAATCGAGCTTCGGTCCGCAGCCTTTCATCAAAGCCACGGCGCACAACGTAAAGATTCGAAATTACCAACGCATGATTGACGGCGCGATTAACTCGCGGATCGCAACCACCACGAAGAAAGTCGCCGCAGTTCTTGCCAATAGCGCCGTGAATCTTGGCTTCACCCGCGTCGGCGGCGCGATGCCAATCAAAACCGCAGCATGAGCACCCGCACAAACATCCGCAACGCCACCGCCACCGCGCTCACGGGCGCTCTCGTCGTTCCGACCGCGAACATCCTACGCGGGCGCAACAACACGATTGCGAGCGTCAGCTTTCCGGCCGCAGCCGTTTACGCGGTCAGCGAGCAGATCGAGGTCCGCACGCTCGGGCCGAGCAACCGCACGCAATACCGGCAGCTCCAGCTCATTGTGGACTACTTTGTCGCCGAGAGCGGGACGTATTTAATCGATGACCTTTTCGACACCGGGAGCGCAGCAGTCGAGGCGGCCGTGCTCGCCGACGTGACGCTGGGTGGCGTATGTCAAGATGTGCATTTGACGGCAGTCGATTATACGATCGAGCCAGATGAGGACCGGCGCTTCGGATCGGCTCGTCACACTTTTAACTGCATCTACTTTTCAACCGACTAACTTAATCTTATGGCAACCAAACTCGGCCGAGAAGGCCTCATCAAACTGTCCAGCACGACGATTGGCGAGCTGCGGAACTACAGTCTCACCCATTCGTCAGATGTCGTGGAGGACTCAGTCCTTGGCGACACCTACCGCACCCGGCTCGCATCCATGAAATCGTTCTCGGTCAGCGGTGACCTCTACTGGGACGAGACCGACGCCGGCCAGCTCCTGATCACCATCGGAAGCTCGGTCACGCTGAACCTTTATCCAGAGGGCGCAAGCACCGGCGACGTTTACTACTCGGGCGCGGCCATCGTCACCCAGTTTAACGTCTCCGCGTCATTCGACGGCATTATCGAGGGCTCGATCGCCTTCGAGGGTAACGGTCCGCTGAGCACCCTGACGGCTTAATTTCGCAGGCAAAACACACAACACACACATGGACGCAATTGACCTCGTCAGAGAACATTTCGCATCACTCGGCACGCGCAAGATCGACGTGCCAGAGTGGAAGCTCGTGGTGCACGCAACGCCGGTCACGCTTTCGGAAAAGAACCGGCTTTATCGTCGCAGCAAAGAAAACGACATGGAGCTGCTCGTCGATATTTTGATCATGAAGGCCACCGACGAGCACGGCGTGAAACTCTTCACGATCGAGCATAAGCCGACGCTGTTGAACAAGGCAGACAGCAACGTCGTCGGCCGCGTCGCAAACGCCATTCTCGCGGACGACGCACCGAAGGTGGACGACCTAAAAAACTGATCTACGGCGGGGAGGCGGCAGACCTCCTCGCCGTTTACGCGCTCGCGGATCGTCTGCACAAATTTGCCCACGAGGTGCTCGCGATGCCAGCTCAGGAACTAACGGGCTGGCTCGCCTACATCGAACACCAAAACCGAAAACTTAAACAACATGGCTGAAGCGACATTTATTTTGCGGGCGGTTGATGCGACGAAGGCAGCTTTTGCCAGCGTGCAGAACTCGCTGACAAAGATGAACGCCACAGCAAAAACTGTGGTTGCAAGTTTTAAGGGATTTATTGCGCTAACCGCAATTGTAACAGTCGGGAGAAGCATAAACCGCACACTCGAAGAGGCGGAAGCTAACGCGCAAAAACTTGGTAAGACTGCGCAGGAGATTGATAAATTAACTCGCGCAACTGGCTTTATTGACAATGCGTTTAAAATGTTAAAGGACACGCTGCTTTTAGGCGTGAATAAAGCTTTAGAATTAAAAGACGCTGTTACTGGCGTCACTGAAGTTGATTCAGCGGGAATCGCGGATGCGTTTCGTTTAGAAAGAGACCGGCCAAAAATTACTGAAGCTACTGAAGCGATTGAAAAACTCAAGGAGGGTCTGAATTCTATTGGTGAAAAACCCTCTCAAGCCTTTGCTCGTTTAGGTGAAGAAATTGAACGAGTTAATAGTGCTTCAAAAGATATTACGTTATCCGCTGAGCTAGATGCCTTAAATCGTGAAGCAAAAACATTAGAACTTACGACTGAACAAACTAAAATTGCTCAGGGTGCTTTTGTTGATTACGAAAAATCAGTTTTGGCGGTGAATGAAGCCTTCGAGGATTTTCAGATGGAGCAAATGTCTTCTGAGCAACAACAGGCTAAAATTATTCAGCAGGTAGTTGATCTTACTTCCGAAATAGAAGCACTGCAATCACTGCTTCCTGAGGACGGGGCATTTAATATTCTGACTGCAAGCGCAGAAGAAGTAGCGCTCTTTGAACAATTAACTGAGCTTCAAGAAAAATTGGTAAAAACGATTGGTAAGAGAAAAATTCTTGAAACCGATTTGCAAATCCTCGCCAAGAACGCCGGCAGTCTAATCGCGCAAGGATTCGAGGACGCGATCTTGAGCGGGCAAAAGCTCAGCGAGGTCGTCCGCGCGCTAGGCCGCGATTTGATTCGGCTGGTGTTTCAGCAAATGGTCACGCAGCGCCTCGCATCGGGCATCGCAACTTTGCTTGGCGCTCCACCAATACCCGGCCGCGCAATGGGCGGACCAGTCAGCGGCGGCTCGCCCTACGTCGTCGGCGAGCAAGGCCCAGAACTCTTTGTTCCTCACGCGTCGGGCACAATCGTTCCGAATAACAAGATGGGCGGCGGCAGCGGTTCGGGCAGCGGAAGCGTCACGGTCAATTACAACATCGCGGCCGGCGTCTCGCGCGCCGAACTTGCTCCGATCCTCGAACAAGAGCGGCGTCGGCTCAAGGCCGAGATCCCCGACATGGTTCGACGCGGCGGCGGCTACCGCGCAGCCTTCGCCTAATCCTCATGGCCATCACCTACCCACTCACGCCGCCGAGTCCGTTCAACCTCTCGCGCTTGTCGTTTACGGGCGTTTCTGCGACCTCGCGCAACACGTCGCCCTTTACGCTGCAGACCCAGCAATACAACTGGCCAGGTCAAGCCTGGCTCGGCTCGGTCGATTGCCCGCCGATGAAGCGTGCGGACGCCGAGGAGATCGTCGCGTTTCTTCTCAAGGCGCAGCGCGGCACGTTCTATTTCCAAGACTACGCCAACCCGTTGAACCGAGGCGGTGTCACCGGGACGCTGAACGTAGCCACGGCGACTGCGAACGGCACGACATTGACCTACACAAACACGGGCGGCTCTGGATCATTTGCAGTCGGCGACTGGCTGCAAATCTCGACCTCGCTTTACAAGGTCGTGCAATCCAACTCGTCAACGAGCGTCGATCTTTTTCCGGCTCTACGCAAAAGCTACGCGGGCGGCACTTCGATCACCTACGCCAACGCAAAGGGAGTCTTCCGTCTCGCATCACCAAGCACCGAGTGGGCCATCGGCGAGGCGAGCATCTACGGCGTGGGCTTTGCGATCATCGAGGACGTCGAGTCATGAGCATCACCACCGCAGGCCGCTCGCTCTCGGCCAACATGGTCACCGAGGTCAGCGCATCGCAGCTCTCGCCGATCCTGCTCGCGTCGTTCTCGTTCTCGACGCCGGTCCGGCTCTGGAGCGGTTACGGGACGATTACCGTTGGCGCCGTGACTTATCAGGGCATCGGCACGCTTGGCACGATTTCGCCGGTTGAGGAGACGACCGACCTTTCAGCGCGCGGCATCAACTTCCAGCTCTCGGGAATTCCGAGTGCATACGTCTCGCTTGCGCTCACGGAGAACTACCAAGGCAAAGCATGCTCCGTGCTGTTCGGCGCACTCGACGCTACTGGCGCGATTGTCTCTTCGCCCGTCACGATCTTCGCCGGGCGCATGGATGTCATGTCGGTCAACGATGACGGGCAAAACGCGACGATCATCATGAGCGCGGAAAACAAGCTCGTGGACTTTCGCCGGCCGCGGGAGGTGCGCTACACGCAGGAAGAGCAGGAAAATTTGCACCCCGGCGATCTTGGCTTGGAGTTCGTCACCGCGATCCAAGAAAAACAAATTTACTGGGGCAACGCGAAGCTTGCGGCACCGGTGCGCGAGGGCGGCGGAGAGACCGAGGCCACCTCATACATGTGACCATGCCAGCACGCCGCGACAACTGGCCGGACCTGCTTGCAAAATTCATCGAGCAAAAGCGCGATCAACCTTTCGCGTGGGGAATAAACGACTGCTGCCTATTTGGAGCAAACTGGATTGAGCTTTGCACCGGAATCGACCCAGCGGCGCGTCTGCGCGGCACCTACAACAGCGCGCTTTCTGGCGTGCGCGTGCTCGAAAAACACGGCGGCCTGATCGGAACTATCCAAGCGCACATGGAGCCTCTAGGATTCAAGCCAATCGGCCAAGGATTCGCTG